GGAGATAAAGTTAACAGACAGGACAATGCGGCTGATGCAGAGTCTAGGAGAAAGGACATTAATCTAATAAAAAAGTCGCTCAGAGACGATAAAAAGTCTAAAGAAGGAAAGGCTGAACGTAAAGAGCTATACGCAGCACACAGGCCCAGCGGGCAATGGAATGTATGTAAATAAATATAATACTCTGGTATAATTATGATATATATCAGGAGGAAGTATGGCACGAGCAGTATCTACAATTCGGGCGCTGTTAAAGGACTATGTGGGCGCGATCACACTGGCTGAGATAGATGCTAGATGTGACCTAAAGACCTGCGAAATCTCAATGGCTTTATGCTATTTGCTCAAGCAGAGATATGTTACTAGAGTAGCTATAAAGTCTAACCAGATATTAGGCCGTAAAGAAGTCTGGCTGTATACCTACTACACAAAGAGACAACCTGTATGTTAATTGAACAGATAGGCATAGAGACACTAATCCCTTATGCTAACAACGCTAGGACACATTCTGATGCACAAGTAGCTCAGATCGCGGCAAGTATTAGAGAGTTCGGCTTTAACAATCCGGTTCTAATAGATAAGCAGTCGAGCATCATAGCAGGCCACGGGAGGGTGCTGGCTGCGCGGAAACTTGAATTGGATAGTGTCCCGTGTATTAGGCTGGATCACCTGTCAGACACGCAGAGACGGGCTTATATCATCGCAGATAATAAAATCGCTATGAACGCTGGATGGGACGAGGAGTTACTGGCCCTAGAGTTTGAAGGCTTGGGAGAGGAGGGCTTTGACCTTGAGTTGACGGGGTTTACGCTGGATGAGATTGAGCTTGCAACGATAGGAACTCAAGCGCAACCATCGAGCGCGAAAGAGATTGACCCAGATGACTATAAAATGGGTTGCAAGTGTCCAAAATGCGGGTTTGAGTTTGATGACAAAAACGCCTGATTGTGCGTGGAATTTAACTGACCTGCACTCAGTGCCGAAGAATGGCATCAAGGTTATGAGTACGTTCGCATGTGGCGGAGGCTCAAGCATGGGCTACAAACGCGCCGGGTGCGAAGTCATTGCCGCCAATGATATTGACCCAGAGATGGCATGGCACTACAAACTTAACATCAATCCGAAGCATTACTACCTTTGCCCGATTCGCGACCTGCTGACCGCCGACCTACCGCCTGAGTTGTTCGAGCTGGACATTCTGGATGGTTCCCCGCCTTGCTCAACCTTCAGCATGGCCGGAAGCCGTGAGAAGGCATGGGGTAAGGATAAGCATTTCCGGGAGGGGCAGGCAAAGCAGGTATTGAGTGACCTGTTTTTCGACTATCTGGACTTGGTTGGCAGACTGCGCCCGAAGGTTGCCATTGCGGAGAACGTCAAGGGGATGATTATCGGGAACGCCAAGGGATACACCAAGATGATAATGGCGCGGTTCAGGGAATTGGGCTACCGACCGCAGTTATTCCTACTTAACTCCGCTGATTGTGGCGTACCTCAAAAGCGCGAGCGGGTGTTCTTTTGTGCCGTGCGTAATGATATTGACGTGCCGCTTTTGAAGCTGGCGCCGAAGCATCGCTGGATTAGCGCGGGTGAGGCGACGGAGGATGTGCAGGAGTTGACTGCTGATGAGAAGGAAGAAACGGCGCCAACTACTAACGATTTGAAGTGGTGGCATTTGACGGAATGCGGAAAAGATTACGGCGTGGCCGCAATGAAGAAAACGGGGAAACCTACTGGGTTTTCGACGAAGAAATTAGATGGCAAAACTCCTTCCAACACGCTAACAGCCACCGATATGTTTAAGCACTGGCAGGAATGCCGCAAATTAACTTTCCGCGAATGGAAGCGCCTCGGCAGCTTCCCCGACGACTATCAAGCCAAAAGCGACAAAATCGGAAAATACATGATCGGCATGAGCGTACCACCCAAGATGACTGAGGTCGTGGCGCGTGCTGTCTGCGAGCAATGGCTTGGGGCAACGCTAGAGTCTACGGGCTTGGAATTTGAACTGTCCTGAGTGCGAGACAGCAATGCAGAATCCCGGCTCTGGTCTATACCAATTTAATTGCCGCAACTGCCGAGAAAGATTAATATTTAAGGAACGATGCAAAGAGGCACGAAAGGAATTGATTGTTAGATTAAGAAAGTGGGGCGAGAATCAGGCAACGGATGAAGGTGTTTGCAAGTGCAAGATATTTTGTTATAGACAGAGGATGTCCGATGGACGAAGCTGATTACGGCAACGAGGAAGCAGAACGAAGGCTGGAATCTTTAATTAAGCACGCGAGCAAGCCATTAGTTAAAGGATCGCCGGGTGACTGCGACCTATGTGGCGAGTGGTCAGGACGGTTAGTAGAGGGAGTATGCGCTCCATGTCGAGATCGTTACAAAATCAAATAACTAGGAGAGATAAATGAGTCATTCACCACAACAATTCGTACTAACACTACTGCACAGCATTACTAACGCTCACATACTGCACTTCCAGACCAAAAGCTATAGCGAACACGTTGCGCTAGGTATGTACTATGAGGAAGTAGAAGATCTAGTAGATTCATTCGTAGAGGCATATCAAGGCTGCTACGGAATCATAGATGACTATGAGAAGTATTATCTACTGCCTACACCACCACTAAAGTATCTGACAAGTCTAAGTAAGTATGTAGAAGATGAAAGAAAGAAGCTACCGCAAGACTCAGAGCTACAGAATATAATAGATGAGATAGCACAGTTAATTGACAGCACAATCTACAAGCTGAAATTCCTAGCATGATACGCATAGGATGAGGCCAACATACGAAACGCAACAAGATTTAAACAGAGAAAGGGATATTGCTTCTTACCTTGAAAAAACATGGTTTTGTGAGATGGCAAAAATGCCTGTTAGATACCATTTAGATTATGTAATGAAAAGGAAGGGAAGGGCCGTAGGTTTTTGTGAGATCAAGACAAGAAACTACACGATGGAGGCAATTAGTAATATGGGTGGCTATCTGCTTAGTATTGGCAAATGGTCATCAGCCAAGCAACTATATGACTGTAGCAAGTTACCATTTATTTTAGTAGTCTGTACATTGGACGCAATATGGTATGCAAAATTTACAGAGTTTGTACCAAATAGTGTAGAGGTAAAGGGCAGAACAGACAGGAATGATTGGCAAGATGTAGAGCCTTGCGTCCTATTGGATACAAAGTTATTTATAAGAATACCATTCGCCAACGAAATTAATTAACGGAAATAATATGATACGCATGGTCAAGACACATAACGGCTACGCAATGCACGAGATAGTCTGCGATGGAACAGGAGCGCCAGTAAGTAGCTTTCCAGCAGTAATTCAAGGTATGACAAGATTAGACGCTCTAAAGTATCTGGAAGATGTAATAGATGCAGCCAAGCTACCAGCTATTAGACTCAACAATACACATTAGGACTAGTATGAGAATTGATAAACCCGCACTAAAAAAGGATGGTCGATCTAAGAACGGTGGAAAGAGAGCCGGGTCAGGTAGGCCACAGTTCGTACCTACTGAGCAAGAACGCAAGAGTGTAGAGGCTATGGCTGGCTACGGATTACCACAAGACCATATAGCGGTGCTTGTTAGGGAAGGGATACACCTAGACACGCTACGAGAGCATTTTAAGCGTGAGCTAGTAACAGGCAAAGCAAAGGCTAACTCTAAGATAGGCCAGACCTTATTTCAGAAGGCTGCTGGTGGAGATGTAACCGCTATGATCTGGTGGAGCAAGACACAGATGAAGTGGGCTGAGACACAGAAGCTAGAACATACTGGTGCAGATGGAGGAGTGCAAGAACATACATTTACTTGGCTTGCATGAAAATAGAACACCAAATACCCTACAAAGCTAGAGAAGCGTTTAAGCCATTCCACAATCGCACCCAGCGATGGGCTTGTCTAGTGGCTCACAGGAGAGCAGGTAAGACTATAGCCGCTATAGCCGATATGCTCAGGGCTGCTCTATCTAACAAGACACCCAGATCGCAATACGCCTACATTAGTCCATATAGAAGCCAAGCTAAGACTATCGCTTGGGAATACTTAAAGTATCTTGCCTCGACCACTGCTGTAGAGAAGAACGAGTCTGATTTATATGTACAGCTAGTCAACGGAGCTAGGATACGGTTATTCGGAGCTGATAATGCTGATGCCATGAGAGGTTTGGGATTTGATGGCGTTTATCTGGACGAATATGGAGATTTTAAGCCTAGCGTATTTGGTAACGTCATTAGACCTGCGCTGTCAGACAAGCAAGGCTGGTGCGTTTTTGGCGGTACTCCAAAGGGTAAAAATCAGTTTTGGAACATATACAATACGGCTCAAAAAATACCTAGCGAGTGGTTCTGCTTAAACCTGCCAGCATCAGTATCTAAGTTATTGCCAGAGGGCGAACTTGAAGCTGCGAAGGCTCAACTATCACCTGACCAGTATATGCAGGAGTACGAGTGTAGCTTCGAGGCTGCGATACTTGGCGCGTACTTTGGTACAGAGATGCGTGAGGCTACAGAGCAAGGGCGCGTTACTAGAGTAGCCTACGACAATAACGCGCCTGTTCATACTGCTTGGGACTTGGGATATAGGGATGATACGGCGGTCTGGTTTTATCAGGTAATCAGAGATGAAGTACATTTAATAGACTTTTACGCCGTTTCTGGTGCTAATATTGATGAAATTGCTGCAAATATCCTGTCAAGGCCGTATAATTTCGGTAAGCACTATTTACCTCATGATGCACGAGCTAAGACATTAGCGGCTGCTGGTAAGTCAGTAATCGAGCAATTAGCGGTACATTTTGGCATCAATAGCCTAGCTATCGTGCCAGACCTGTCAGTACAAGACGGTATACAGGCTGTTCGTAAAGTCTTGCCGCAGTGCTGGTTTGATGCAGACAAGTGCAGTGAAGGCATAGA